ATCGTATCTTGAACAACGTAGAATCAATCCAAAGAAGTTCTACTTTGCTGAGAAGTTCAAAGAGTTTGCTAACTCATATAAACAAACTTTTGGACCGACTGTTCTTGAAGAGCCTAGGATTATAATCCCTTTGTATCGAAACAAAAACCTAATCGGGTTTCAGGGAAGATCTCTAAAAAAGAACTCGATTAAATATATTACCATCATGCTTGATGAAGATGAACCAAAAATCTATGGACTTGATGACATCGACAAAGAGTTACCTGTCTACGTGGTCGAAGGACCCTTTGACAGCACTTTCCTCAACAATAGTGTGGCTCTATGTGGCAGTGACGGTGACGTTAGTTGTCTTGAAGGAAACGATCTTATTTTTGTTTACGATAATGAACCCCGTAATAAAGAGATTGTCAATCGCATTAGCAAATGCATATCAGCAGGAGAACGAGTCGTCATCTGGCCAAGTAACATAAAAGAAAAGGACATCAATGACATGGTTCTTTCTGGACATGATGTTCAGTCTATAGTAGAATCAAATACTTACAAAGGTTTAGAAGCACAGTTAAAGTTTAACGATTGGAAAAAGGTATGAGCAACGGGATTAAGGTTAAGAAGAGAGACGGTCGTATTGAGTCTCTTGATTTAGATAAGATGCATAAGATGGTAGATGAGGCATGTAAGGGTCTTGCAGGTGTCTCTGCCAGTCAAGTTGAGATGAAGTCTGGTATTCAGTTCTATGACGGCATTACAACGGCAGAGATTCAAGAGATTCTGATCCGTGCTGCCAGTGATCTGATTGATTTAGAGACTCCAAACTATCAGTTCGTTGCAGCCCGTCTATTGCTGTTTGCCCTTCGTAAGCAGTTGTATGGTCGTATGCATGAGACTCCTGATCTTTACAGTCACACTGTAAAGTGTGTTGAGGCAGGAATCTATGACAGTGCTATTCTTACTTCTTACACTGAGGAAGAGTTTAGCAAGTTGCAAACATGTATCGATCATGATCGTGACTATCTGTTTACCTATGCTGGTTTGAGGCAGGTTGTAGATAAATATTTGGTACAGGATCGTAGCAATGGGGACATTTACGAAACTCCCCAGTTCATGTATATGCTGATCTCGGCAACTCTGTTTGCCAAGTATCCTAAGGAGACTAGACTCGATTACGTTCGTAGATACTACAATGCAATCTCGAAACACAAAATCAACATTCCCACACCTATCATGGCGGGAGTGCGAACTCCACTTCGACAATTTGCTAGCTGTGTTCTTGTTGATGTTGATGACACCCTCGATAGCATCTTTAGTTCTGATATGGCTATCGGCAGATATGTTGCACAAAGGGCGGGCATCGGTATCAACGCAGGTCGAATCCGTGGCATCAACGCTAAAATCAGAGGTGGAGAAGTGCAGCACACAGGTGTTGTGCCATTCCTTAAAAAATTTGAAGCGACTGTCCGCTGCTGCACTCAAAATGGCATACGAGGCGGAAGCGCGACTGTCCACTTCCCAATCTGGCACCAAGAGATAGAAGATATCATTGTATTAAAAAATAACAAAGGAACCGAAGATAATCGTGTTCGTAAGTTAGACTACAGTATTCAGATTAGTAAACTCTTCTATGAACGCTTCATCCAAAACGGAGAAATCTCCCTCTTTTCTCCCCACGATGTTCCTGGTCTGTATGATGCTTTTGGCACTGATCGATTTGACGAGTTATATGTGGGTTATGAACGAGATACATCTGTTCCAAGAAAGACTATTGGAGCTCAAGAACTCATTCTGGACCTCCTGAAGGAACGTGCTGAGACTGGTCGTGTTTACATTATGAACATTGACCACTGCAATAGTCACTCTTCTTTCAAAGACAAAGTAAACATGAGCAATCTGTGTCAGGAAATCACCCTGCCTACAGATCCTCTTCAGCACATTGATGATGAAATGGGTGAGATTGCACTTTGCATTCTTTCTGCTATCAACGTTGGCAAAGTTAAGTCTGATGAAGAACTTGAAGAACTTTGTGACCTTTCTGTCCGTGGTTTGGATGAGTTGATTGACTATCAGAAATACCCCGTAAAGGCAGCAGAAATCGCCACTAAGGCACGTCGTTCGCTTGGTATAGGATTTATTGGTCTCGCCCACTATTTGGCGAAACTTGGATGTAATTATGATTCCCAAGAAGCATGGGATGCAGTTCATGGACTTGCTGAGTCCTTCCAATATTATCTTCTGAAAGCATCCAATCAACTCGCAAAAGAGAAAGGATATTGTGAATACTTTGGTCGTACCAAGTATTCTGATGGTATTCTTCCCATTGATACATATAAGAAGGATGTTGATGAAATTTCATCTATTGCATTAGAACATGATTGGGAAGGTCTTAGAGCATCTATCTTGGAACACGGTCTCCGACACAGCACACTGTCCGCACAAATGCCTTCAGAGAGCAGTTCCGTTGTGTCAAACGAAACAAATGGAATCGAACCACCTAGAGGTTACTTGTCCGTTAAGAAGTCCAAGAAAGGACCTCTTAAACAGATTGTTCCCCAGTATCAAACGCTGAAGAACAATTACACTTTGTTATGGGACATGCCATCCAACGAAGGATATGTTAAACTTGTTGCTGTAATGCAGAAGTTCTTTGACCAGGCAATCAGTGGAAACTGGAGTTATAATCCAGAACACTATCCTGACAACGAAGTTCCAATGCAAGTCATGGCACAAGACCTACTTACAACTTACAAGTATGGTTGGAAAACATCCTATTACCAGAACACCTATGATGCTAAGAAAGATGTAGATGACCTAGACGAAACAAAGGTAGATCAAGTTCTCAGTCAATTACTTGGTCAGTTAGAGGAAGCAGAAGAAGACTGCGAAAGTTGTAAAATCTAAGGAGAAATTAATGGAGTTCATCACAGAGACAAACAAGACTTCCGTTGAAGGAATGACAGTTTTCAACTCAGTTAAAGTTGACAACAAAAAACAACCAATGTTCTTTGGTGCCCCCTTGGGGGTCCAAAGATATGACTCCTACAAGTATCCAGTTTTTGATAAACTAACTCAACAACAACTTGGATACTTCTGGCGCCCAGAAGAAGTTTCTCTACAGAAAGACCGTGCAGATTACCAAACTCTACGCCCTGAACAGAAGCATATCTTTACATCCAATCTTAAGTATCAGATTATGCTCGATTCTGTACAAGGGCGTGGTCCTGGGATGGCTTTTATCCCTTACTGTTCACTACCTGAACTTGAAGCTTGCATGACAATCTGGGAGACTATGGAGATGATTCATAGTCGCTCTTATACATATATAATTAAGAATGTTTATTCAGATCCTTCCGAGGTATTTGATACCATTCTTGACGACGAAAAGATTCTCAGTCGTGCAAAGACTGTAACTGCTGCATATGACGAACTCATTGCTGCTGCACAACAGTATGGTAACACCAACGATTGGCAACATGCACAAGAAGGAGTTTACTATGCACAAGAGAGTCTGAAGGAACTAAAGCGTAAGCTTTATCGTGCAGTAGTTAATGTTAATATCCTTGAGGGTATTAGATTCTACGTCTCTTTTGCTTGTACGTTTGCTTTCGGTGAACTTAAACTCATGGAAGGTTCATCTAAAATCATCTCTCTAATTGCTAGGGATGAGAGTCAGCATCTAGTTATCACCCAGAATATTCTTAAGAACTGGGCGAATGGTGATGATCCTACTATCCTTGAGATTATGAAGGAAGAGGAAGAGAATGTATATGAAATGTTTAAGACTGCTGTTGAAGAAGAAAAGATGTGGGCTGACTATCTCTTCAAAGATGGTTCCATGATTGGTTTGAACGCCAAACTACTGGGATCTTATGTAGAGTATATTGCCAATCGTCGTATGAAATCTATTGGTCTCAAACCAATCTTTGATACGCCGATGTCAAACAACCCACTCCCCTGGACTCAACACTGGTTGAACTCCAAGATGATGCAGAATGCCCCTCAGGAGACCGAGATCGAGTCGTATGTTATTGGGGGTATTAAACAAGATGTCAAAAAAGATTCCTTCGCAGGGTTTAAGCTATAAGTTTGAACACAATTGGGGTGGCGAAGATAACTGGTACACCAAGGGTAAGAGATGGGCATTCAATCAGAAATTCCCATTCAACCATCTTGCCCTTGGTTTCATAGAATGGTTAAGGAAACACTGGATTGATGGCAAAGTTGAGATGGAAATGGCATCCATCGACAAACAAGTCAAATACATGGGAGAGATCTGGGACAAAGAAGATGAACAAAGATCAAATAAAGCAGAGATCCTGGAGACGGGATTATTTGGAGAGGAAGGCTGGTCTATCGGAATTTCAAATCCAGTTGTTGAAAGAGGGTCCGAAGAAACTAACGGACGCTTGGGCGATAGGAGCGATGAGAAGGGACTGGGAATTACATTTCCAGATCCGTGGGATGGAGACTGGAACGATGGAGTCTGGACCTGGGAAAAAATAAACAAACTTAACAATAAGTAATAGAGGACCTTCGGGTCCTCTTTTTTTGTGTCTAAATATTACCAGTACGAGTTATACTTATGCTTTCGACGAACTACCGTCTTCGGATGGAATTCATTTGTGATCGTATTGCAAGGGGAGAAGAAGTTCAACTTGAAGATATGATCTGGGCAAACAAACTAGCCAAGTCTCACAGGACCGCTGGAGAGATGCTCAGACGCGCTAGAAGACGTGCAAACAACCCAGACATGGTGGAGGGTGGCTTGGACGATTTCATGAACGCCTTGGACCTTGGAGACCCCGATCCCGCCAATCACAAAACATCATTCAACGGTCCAGATGACATTGTAGATTGGTTTAAACAAGATAAATCTGAAGACTGGAGACAACATGACTAGTACCAGGAGAATTAAAAAGAGTAGAGACACTGAAGGGAAGTTCTTTTTGTATGTGTTCTTCTTTCATATGTGGACAGGTATCGTCAAGCTATTCACTGATGATGATTGACAAGCCATAAGATTCTCAGTAGAATAACTCTGTCAGGGTTGAAGGGAAATATATAGCTTAGTTTTAAAGCTATACTATGAAACCTCAGAGTGCAAAAGCAAAAGGAAGAAATCTGCAGAAGTGGGTTAGAGAAAAATTAATTGAAGCACTAGAGATTCACCCAGAGGATATTGAATCTAGATCTATGGGTGCTGGTGGAGAGGATCTTATTATGGCACGTGCTGCCAGAGAGAAGTTTCCTCATAGTATTGAATGTAAGAATGTAGAGAAACTAAATGTATGGGAAGCATATGATCAAGCTAAGGCTAACTGTGGTCAGTATGAACCTATTGTGGTAATGAAGAAGAATCATAAGAAACCTTTAGTAGTTGTTGATGCAGAATACTTCATAAAATTGTTTGAAAAAGATAAATAGATGGGCCTAAAGTAAGATGCAATGGCCGAAGAACAAAAAGAATCTCCTAAAGAGGAAGAAAAGAAGAAAGGTCCCTTCTCTAAACTAAGGGAAGCCGCTGCTGATCATGAAGGTCAGTTAGAAGCGATCAGCACAATGGTTAGACTTGGTATTCTTATCTGGTCTGGTGGTATTCTTACCCTTGCATACATCAAACTACCTCCTGCTCTTGGTATTCCCGAGCAGAAACTTGATCCTACTTTCATTGCATCCGTCTTCACTGGGGTCTTAGCTACCTTTGGAGTTCAGACTGCGAAGAAGTCTGGTGATGGAACAATGAAGATGGGTGGCGGCGGTGTCTCCAAGGCAGATCTAGAGAAACTGATTGCCGCAGCAGCACAGACAG